TCACATTCGCCTGCATTGAAGCGAGCTGCGGCAACGCCATGGTATCGGCATTGACCGCGTTGTTGCCGCCGGTCAGTGGCGCCGGCGCATTGGGATCCTGCGACACCGGCTGCACGAGCGCCGCGATGCGATCGCGCACTGACGCTGGCGGCGTGTCCTGCACTGGTGGCGGTGTTGCCGCGGCAAACCGGTCACTGAAAGACGGCTGCTCGCTGGTTGCAGCGACAGTTGTTGGCCAAGGCGCCACCGGCGCTGTATCGGAGAAGCCTGCGACTGACGTCGTCGGCGCCTCGTCCGTATCCATCGTGCTAGCCGCCACCACCGGTGCCAGCGTGTCACCCTCGCCGGCGTCACTGGTTTTTGCGGGCGGCGGTGATGCTGGCGGTGGTGTTGCCGGTGGCGCCTGCTCCGACGGCGTGTAGGTTGTTGCCGGCGCCCCAGCACCGCTGCGTAACGCGCCGCTGCGCCTTAAAGCCTCGGCCTCGCGGCGTTGCAATCCCAAGTCCGACAACGCTTCGCCGATACTCTGCCCCAAGTAAGTCAGGCCTTCGCCTTTGTTCTTGGGAAAGCCGCCTTGCCTGGACGCTAGCGCCTGCGCGATTGCGCGCCGCTGCTTGAGCTGCTCGTAGCTCAGTCCAGTACTGCCGCCGAATATGAAACTGCCAGCGTCCTCGAGTGCCATGTTACGCCGCCATTCCTAAAACGGAGCCCAGCTTGCCGCCGTCGATGTACTTGCGGCCCTTGTGTTCGATCACCGCGCTCGGATCGATCTTCTCGACGTCCTGCGCCATCGGGCCGACGTGCATGACCGATGCCGGATCTCCCTTGTAGCTGTACTTGTAGATCGGCAGCTCATTGTCGTTGCTGTGCGGCGTCAGCACACTGCCCAGCTTGGTGATGTTCTCTTTCTCGCGCACGTCCGACAGCAGCCCGATGCCGCCCTTCAAGATGCCACCCATCAAGCCGTACATGCCGGCCTGCTGCTGCTGGTAGTTCTGGTTCTGCTGCTGGTAGATCGACATATCCTGCGAGAAGCGATTGTTGATGAGGCCCGCAACATCCGTTGTTGGAATTTGATTATTCGGCGTGTTGACGAAGTTCGGGTTGTTGATCTGCGAGCCCGACAGCAGCGAGCTGATCTCGTTGATCGGCTGGTTGCGCTGCGCGTACTGCTCGTTCATGAACTGATTGCGCGCCATGTTCTGCGCGTTAAAACCGGTCTGCGCCTGCGCCACCTGCTGCGCTAACCCTGCGTTCAAGTAGTCGGCGCGCGCGCCAGCCTGCTGGAAGTTTGCTGCCTGCGCTTGGTTGGCAAACGTGCCGCGGCCTTGTTCCTCTTCGTATTGTTGCTGCTGCGCAGCGTTCTCGAACCCGGCGCGCTGCGCCGCCATGTCCATCATGCGCTGCTGCTCTTGTCCCGCCTGACTGATCGCGCCAAAGCGCGCGTCGTTGGCTTGGCGGGAGTAGTTCATCATCGCATCGGAATAAGCCTGACTGCCGTAACGGATGCCCTGGTCGGCAAGCTGCTGCTCGATGCCCTGCTTCTCGATGGCGAGCTGCGGGTTCATGCGCGCCATCAGCGCGTCCTGCACGTTCTGCCGATCGGCGGAGAAGTCGCCGGCGCCGTAGCTCTTGGTGATGTCGCCGGCAGCGCCAAACGTCGACTGTTGCTGGCCAACATCGCCAAACGTCGTTGCCGCTTGCGGGACATTGGTAATGGCGTTGGGATCGCCGGCGGTCGGCGCACCACTAAGGTCGATCTCCTTGCCCAGCAAGGTGGCCAAGCGATCGCTTTGCGTGTTGGCCATGCCGGCCAAGTTCATTTTGGCGGCATTACTCTGATCCTGGATCGTTTGCTGCTGCGGCGACAACGTCTGTGTCGCAGTAAAGCGCGGGATGGCGATGTTGGTGCCGGTGTAGGGATCGGTCCAGTTATAGGTGTCGGTTTGGTCGTAGCGCAGCGACCCGTCAGGCGTGTTCTGATTGGTGTTGTTGAGGAACGCATTGGTGATTGCCGTCGCGACGTTGGTCGACGTCGAGGCGCGCGCCGTGTCGACGGGATTAGGCGCAGCAGGAGCAGCCGGTGCAGAGCCCTTGCCCATGTCAGTAACTTCCTGGGTTTAATCCTGGTGGCAGAAGGTTGGCATTCGGCGGCTGGATCAACGGCCCCTGGCCCAGCGACTGCGGCACGTTTGGCTGTGGTCCTTGCGGCATGCCCGACGCTGGCGTTGGTGGCATCATCTGCGGCGGTGTCTGCGGAATAGGAGACGGCGCCACGCCGGCTTGCTGCATCAATCCACCCGGCGGCTGGTTTCCCGGCATGACGCCGGCAGCACTCAGCGGCGCCTGCGGGCTGGGCATTGTCGAGCCCACATTGCTAGGCGGTGGCATAGCCGGTTTCATACCGCCATAGCCCTGGCCGCCTTGCGGCATGCCGGTGCTCGGTGGTGGGTTGGCGACACGCATGAGCGCCTGCGTGATGGCGTTGCGTTGGGCATTGGCTCCACCACTGCCGCCGCTGCCGTACGGTGTCGGCGCTTGTGCATAATTAATTGGCATCACGCGGCCTCCTCTATCGGCGCATCGTCCAGGTGATGCTTGAACCGTTTGTTAAAGCGATTGCCGACCCACGCTTCGTAGGTGAGACAGCACAGGACACCATCCTTGCCGCGACCAAACATGCGCGGGACTTTGATGAAGTGATAATCGTAAACGGCGAGCTGGCGCAGCAGCCGCTCGTTCTCGATCGGGGTGCGCTGCACCAGCATCTGCACACCGACCTGCACGAACGGGTAGCGATACATGCGCTCGATGGTCGATCGCGTCAGCCAATGTGGATCGATTGACGCACCATGCATCTCGATGATGCCAAAATCCTGATCGTAGTTGGTGTAGACCAGGCCGGCGATCAGTGCGCCATCTTCACGCAACACGCCAATCGTGCGCGCATCGTCGCCAAACTGACGGACATGCGGGATCAGTTGCGCAACAAATTGCGCGACGATCCTGTCCTCACCGAATAAGTATCGGTACATCATCACGCGCCTACGTTGTTGTAGTCCTGGTAATTTTTGGAGATCGGAAATCTGCTTTTCAGCGGCGGTGTTTGCATCATCGGCGGCAAGTTGCCGACGTTGCCCAGACTTTTTTGCTGGTTGTATTGAGCCAAGGCCGACTGATACGCCTGAATGTCAAACGGCTGGCCGTTCTCGTCCAAAAACATACTGCTGTCTGTCGCTGCCGGTGATGGCACCGCGGCTTGCGCCGCCTGATTACTGGCAAGCCGCTGCGCGATGGCATCGCGTCGCGCGTTGAAATCGTATTTGCCACCCTGCGCCAATACACGCAGCGCCTCAGGATCAATCGAACCTTTGGGATCCCCATACGCCTGTTGCAACGGGATCGGCCCGCCATAGACGCCATTGCCGGCGCTCATCGGCGACGGCCCCTGAAACGGGTTAGGCATGCGCGTCTGGTCGATGTTGGCGTAGGTGACCGGGTGGTTTTCCAGACCCCATTTTGAGACGGCGTCTTCTGACGCTTTCAGGCCGTGGATGTAGGCCGGCGCAAACAGGCCGCCCATGCCACCCTGTGGATTGTAGTCTGTGTACAAAGAAGAGAGCTGCGCATCTCGAGCGTCGCCGGGATCTACGGTCGGTGCGGCGGTTGGATCGACTGCCATGCGCTTGTCCTCAGACGTTGACGCCTAATCGCTCGAATGTCGCCGCGATCGAGATCAGCTCCACGTTCGGCCGCGCCGCCTGCGCCACCGTCACCTGGACGACCGGCGCATGCGAAAACCCGGTTTCGCCAACCGACACCCAGGCAGTGTTCTTCACCACTGGCAGCGCCAATGACGGCTGGTCCCACAGCGCCGTATCCCACAAGCCTTGATCCCAAACATCCGCCACACCAGGATCCGGCCCCGCCGGCGGCGGTTGTGGAACGCGAATGTCATAGTCGGTGCAGGCGGCAATTTGCGGCTGGAACGGCTCGGAGTTGCCGGCGGTGAAAGAGGCGCGCGCCTGGTGCCAGACGCACTGCGCTGCGGCCGACTGAAACATCTCCCAGCCACCGACCAGGGTGGCGACATACGGCTTGCCGTCGTCATAGCCGGTGCGATCGGCCTGCATGACAATGCCGTCCTGGGTGCCAAAGAACAGGTTGCCGCGTGTGTACATCCAGCAGGTGGCGTCGTAGCCGACGAAACGGCTCCAGGCGCCGCTCGAGGAATTGGCGACCAGGCAATGGCGATCACCCGGTGCGCCACCAGGGACAGCGACAAAGACGCCGCCGTACTCGTCCCATTTCTTCAGCGCCCAGGGCGAGGCGATCTTGGCCGCCACCTCCTGCCGCCACAGCGGCTTGATGGTGCGGGTGACGGCAGCCAGCTCGAGCTGCTCTGCCGTTTTTGTGATCGCCTGCGAAATCGGGATGATGCCATCGATCGTAGCGAGAAGCAGGTCGCCACCAATCGGCAGGTGCGCGTTCTTGCCCATCGGCGGACTGATGGCGTAGCGACCTTCCTGCCGCCAGTTGGTCGCCGTCGAAGGGTCGCTGCCGGAAAAGATAATCAGCTCGCCCTGATCAGTGCAGAAGACGCACTTGTCATCGATGCCGTCGCCGGCGTCGATCGACCATGCCGCGCCAAACAGCAGGTTGCCGCCTTTGGTCGTCGCCCCCGACAGCGGGATCATCTGCAGTGCGCCCTGCACGGCGTTGAGCGGCAGATACCAGGCGTTCATGCTGCCGCCCTCGATGAAGAACCACCGATTGCGATACTTCCAAACGGCAACGAGGTTCTTGCCGTGCTCGACCGTCGAGCCGACCGGACCGCTGATCTGATTGGCGCTGAATGTCGTCCACGCCGCGCCGTTGTATTGCAGCGGAAAGTCGCCAGCGTCATTGACGGCAATGAGATAATCGCCGCCCTGGTTGGCGAGCTGCGAGGCAGAATAATTACCGGATCCTTGACTATCCTTCACCAATGTCGGTGCGCCGCCAAAGGTGACGTCGTAGAGCTTAGTCGCGTTGGCGGCGAACATCTTCTGCACGTTGCCGCTGAGATACTCGAAACCGGAAATGATCGGCGTCGTCTCAGGCAACACCGACCACCGCTCGCAACCGCCACGCAACTTGACGCCGCGCAACGTCGGCACCCAGTTGTCGCAAATGATGGCGGCACCCGGCTGCATGAATGTGAAATTTTCGTTCTGAATAATGCCGCGCGTCGGCGCCGCGATCGTCGTCGTCTGCAGCTGCTGCGCCATCTGCGCCGGCACTGCTTGGCGCTTGAAGGCCTGGACAATACTCATGACGATGGCACCGGGAAGGGATAGGCGGTGCTGGCGACAACGCTGGCAGAGATCGGCTCGCGGCCGACCATGATCGGCGAGGGGCTGTCATTGCCCATAGCCAGCAGCATGGCGTCGCCATAGGTGCCGAGATCCTCGGAATAGGGCGAGCCTTTCTGCGCCTTCCACTGCCAGGTCATGCCCAGTTTGAGCAGCCGATCGCCCAACAGGAAGCTGTCGTTATCGGTTAGAAAAATTTCGCTAAGGCCGCCGCTTGCTAAAGCGATAGGGTTCTTGCTGAGATAGGCAAACGTCGCCGTAACGCCGACCGGCATCGGCGGGTGGATGTGTATCTGGCCGCCGTAAATAATCCACTCGCCACGGCTGTCGTAATAGCCGCGCGCGCGGCGCTGCATCCACTCATCTAGATCGGGAAAGAAGCGCATCGGCGACATTGGCGTGTTTGATCGCCAGACGTTCGCCGTAAGCAACATGCGCTTGAAGTTGGCCGGCAGGTTGAATGCCGTCGTACCGGGATTGGTCAGCGTTGCATCACCTGGCAGTGTTACGCTTTGTTTGAGCTGCTGCCACTCACGTGTGTCGTAAGCGATGCGCTGTGCAATCTCGTTGGCGAGCGCCAGCATCTCCGCCATGGTGCGATTGCCGGCGATGCTCGCAAAGACGGATGTCGGGATGGCCGCCCCGACAACCGTGCAAACATCCCTGACAACCGTCAGTAACGACATTCGTCATGCGACTTTCTGCTGGGCCTCTGTTGCCATTCGCACTAGCGTCTTGCGGTTCAGCGAGCCATGCGGTTTGTGACCAGTGTTGGTCGTAACGAAATCACGCAACTGGTCGAGGGTCATGCCGGCAAACTGATTATCACCATCGACTTTTTCACCGGCGTTGCGGTCCTGATGCCGCTTGAGGTCTTCTTCGATGATGGCGTTGCGCGCTTTGAGCGCCTCCAGCTCTGCCGCCATGGCCAGGTTTGGCGCGTTGCTCTTGCTCTCGGCGATATACTCTTGCGCTTTGTTTTTCAGATCTCGTCCGCCGTGTCCGAGATTTTTGAGCTCTTGGCCGTCAACATGTGCCAGCGCCTCCAGAGTGTAGATGTTGAGGGCGCGTAACTCGGCCCGACGAGCCTCTGTAAGAAAGGGCACATGCGCCAGCGGCGTCCCCGATTTGGTCTGCGCTGTCTGCGCCTTGAACTGTTGATACTGCCGGCGAAACCGCTCGGCATACGTCACCGCCGTCTGCTCGCCTGTCTCAAAGTTTTCTGACCAGTGCGAGAACGCGGTCGCTGGAAACACCGACATATTGCGTGAGCCAGGAAAGCGGATCTCGACAACCTCGATATCCTCGTAGATCGGCCGGCCTTCCTTCAAGGAGGCGGCCTCGTTCTTTTTGGCAAAGTTCTTAAACAGAGCAACGACGGCGGCATCAGGATCTCTTGCGGGCATTCTGCATTCTCCCTTGTGAAGAGGTCGCCGCCGGCTGAGGGCAAGGGACACCCTTGAAGACGACGACCTCCGTTTACCCAGCTTAAGCAGCCGGATTGCTGTCGTAGAGACGCCAGTTGAACATCGGGTTGACCTGGGTGAGTTCACCCATCCAGCCGATGAACTGCGCGATCGCGTCTTTATCGATCGGCATCTGACCGTCGCCATCGAACAAGTTGTCGAAGTTTCGGTTCGGGTGATACCGCATGCGGAAACTGTCGGTATTCAACCCGAATGTGGTGTTGGCCGGCATGTTGGAGCCGATGCCGCCGTCGAGCACGATCTCGGCGCGTTTACCGCCACCGATGTATTCGATCGCACTGAAACCAAGCTGGCCCAGGCTGGTCGAATTGGTCTGCCGCTGGATGGCAACAGTCGCCGCATCGTAAGCCGCATAATGCTCGGGCGACATCACCAGCAGGTCGGCGTAATCCTTGCCGCGTGACTGTTTGGTCATGACGTAGTTGAGCATTGGGCGGATGGTCGTCGCACTGACCTGTGTTGAGCCGGCCAAGAACGAGTTGGCGTCGTAAGTTTTGGTCTGCCAAATGACGGCGGTGGCGCGATCGATGCCGCCATAGACACCGCTGTTGGTGACGATCGGCACGGCGGTGGCGAGGCCAGTGATCTGCTTGCCGCCGTTGGCGGTGCCGTCACTGTAAATTGCCGCGTCCATTGTATCCTCAAGGGCGCGTTCGGCAGCCGCGATGTAGCTGTCGTAAACGTCCATGAGCTGGGCGCTGCCTTCGTTGTTCAAGATCTCCTGCATCGACAGGATGACCGGAACGACAACCATTTTGGGATCGAAGTAGGCATCGTTGAACAGATCGAGTGCCGGATTAAGCAACTGATCGTAACCACTGTACCACTGCGCGACCTGCTTGGAGATCTGCAGCGTCTGGCGAATGCGCGGGCCACTGTAAGTGTGCCAGAGGCCCTTGCGCTTCATCACCGCAAGCATTGCGTTGTTATTGGAGACGAGATCTTCGTAGCCGCTCGAGCGGTCCTCGAGCGCCATGCTGAGTATCTGTTGATACGCAGCATTCGTGTTGATGTTTGGCATTACGCCACCTCAGATTAGACGCCGCCGTTCACGCGCGTGATTGCGCGTTGAATAGCTTCGCGTCGGCCAACTTGCTTGTCGCCCTTGCGCTTGACCGGCGGGCCGTCTGAGGGACCGCTATCGGGAGCGCCATGGATCGACTTGTCGGATCGGGTCTGAGCCGGCGTGTTGCGGGTCTGAGCCGCGTGTGTTTTCGGGGGTCTTAGCCGGTATGCACGTTGGTAGGCCTCTTCCAGGCTGAAACCAAATTGCAATTCCTGCTCGATTAAATCCCCTAATTCATCAAACCCTGGATGGCTGTCGGCAAAGACGTCGACCTGCGACCGGGTTTGATTGAACCTGAGGCCATTATGCAGCTGATCGATCGTAGACTTCAAGCCCGCCACTTCCTGGTGAAGGGCGCCGATCTGGTGCTGGGCTGCCTGCTGCGAGTTCTGCTGCTGCGTTAGCTTATGCTGCTCGGGACTTTGATTGAGGATGTGGTAGGCGACATCGCGTAACGAGATCTTCTGACCGTTCTGGGTGCGCAGGTTCAGGTTGTTGACGATGACGTCGAGGCCACCGACCAGGTCGGTGCGCAACTTCTGCTCCATCGAAACGTAGTTGGTCAGCGCCTTGTCGAGCGTTGTCCCGTGTTGCGTCGCCATCTCGTGAAAGTGGCGTATGCTGTTCATGGTATCGTGATCGCCGCGGAGCGTTTTGTATGCGCCGTCAAACTCTTTTGCCATGCGGTAGACTTCACCGCGGACGCTTTCGGGCGCGGCTGACCACTCTGCTTTGCCGGCCTCGTTCCAACGCCCTGGCGGCTCTCTATAGGGCGCAGTCTCAGGAAGAGGCGCGACGGGTTTTTTCGCAATCTGCTGCGGCTGCGTACCAGCAGGATCCGCTTGCGTTGCAGCGTCTGCAGCAGGCGCTTTTGCAAAACGCCCGCCCTCCCGATGCCGCTCTTGCGGCGGCTTACGCAAATCTAGCGGAGCCTCGGGGGGTTTCGCCTCCGTCTTCGCCGCTTTGCGCGGGGCTAGGGTTTTCTCCTTTTCTGGGGTATTTGCCCGCTCAAACGCTTTGCGAATACTTTCACGGCGGGTTTCAGGCCTGCCATGGCCTCGATCCAGACCATCAACCGGCTTTTCTGGAGCCTGATCACCCACCGGCTGCGGGGCGTTCACCGGGTTCTGATTGATTGGAGCTTCGTTGGTGGGAGCTGGAGCGGATGGCGCAGAGGGTGGCGCCGCCGGCGCAATGTTCGTGTCTGACATATTCGGAACCCCGAATTGATCTAGGTCAAATGCCTAGATCGGTGACCAGCCCTATATTTATCCAGTGCAGTCTTCAGCGACTGACGGCGCTTTTCTTTCTCTTCCCGGCTGTCAGTCGCTCTTTTCTTCGGCTTGAACTTTTCGGTGCCAACCTCGATGAGGCCATGCGCCCGACCAACAGCGCGAAAGGCTGCCTTGCTCGTATAAAAGCGGCCGTCGACCTGTTCTGTTGGATCCATGATGTCGCTGATGACGTAAGGCCGCGGCAGAGCACTGCGCGCCGGTGAAAAGGTTTCACGTGAAACCTTCCAACGACCGGGCTCGACCTCAACCAGCTTCGACATCCATCACCCCGCGACGACTAGCGCGCGCGTATCCGCCGCTTCTTGGCCTTGGCCTTCTTTTTGATCTTGCCGTTGGCCTTGCTGGCCTTGGCCATTTTCGCCTTGGCCTTGCTCGCCTTCTTAGCCTTTTTCTTGGCCTTTTTCTTCTTCTTGCGTTTTGGCGGGATCACCTCGGACCCTGGCGGCTCGTTGATACTCGGAATATTCGTCTCAGCCAGCACCGCCGGCGGAGTTGCCGGCACGTTTTCTGGATCTCCACGCATATCAATCTCCCTTGGGTTAAGTTTCCTACCACCTGCCAGGTATTGCATACATTTTGCGACCAAACTCCAGCGCACCTGGATCTCCAAAGTCTGGCAGATGGAAGTCGTTGTCTCTGTAGAACGTGTCGTACCCGGTAAACCTAAGCGCAATGCGCTCGGCAGGCATCTTGTAATTACCGCGGCGCAAGACTGCCGCCGTACCTGTGAATACAAACTGGCCGGTGCCAACCGGCAGGTTTCGGATCCTGATGAGCCCAGTGTCGCTGCCGCTGAAGACAAACGACACCGGCGTGGCGAGCAGGACGGCGTTGGTGTGGTAGGCGAGGCCGGCGCCGTAACCGGTGAGCGTGAAAGCGCCAGTGTCAGCAGCCAGGGTTAACTTCCTGACCTGGATCAGGTTTGCGGTCTTGCCGCTGAGGACAAATGCGCCGGTCGTAACCGGCATGACGCGGTAGCGGCCAAGTTTTGTAACGGTGCCAGCGAGATTGAACGCCGCCGTTGTCGCAGTAATCCGGCGCGCCGCGCGCAAGCCTGTCGGCCAGGCCGACACAAAGAACGGCTGCGTCGTTGCAGACAGCGTGTAGTGGTTGACCAGCGAGCCGTAGACGAGATTGACGGTCTTGCCGCTGAAAACGAACGAGCCTGTCGCGGCTCCAATGCCTTTCTTGTAGATCAGACCTGTGCTGGTGCCGGTAAGCGTGAAGGCGCCGGTTGCCGCCGCTAGGATGTAAGCGCGCCTGTAAACAAGGTTGGCGGCAGTACCGGCGAGCGAAAACGCACCGGTCGCCACCGACATGCCGTGCTTGAAAAGAAAACCGGCACTGACGCCAGTGAGCGTGACCGCGCCTGTCGCTGCCGTCAGCGTGTATGTCGCGCCGGCCGGCGCTGGTGTCGCTGTCGCGCTGACCTGAGTACCGTAGACCGTGAACTCGAGGGTGTTGGTTTCGTGAACCAGCACACCGCCGATCGGCGTGGCGAGAACATACTGACGGCTGACCACAGCCGGCGGCTTTGGCGTGTAAGTTAGGGTGGTGGCAACGCCAGTAAGCGTGAATGCCGCTGGTGCCGCCGGCATGATGGTAGCCGCGCGGTGATAAACGAAATTGGCGGCAATGCCGGTGAGCGCGAAAGCAACCGGATCTGCGGCCATGACGTAGGCAGCACCGCCGGGCTTCTTACGCAGCCGCGTCGGCCGAAACATCGCATAAGGATCGGCGTAGAGATCGGCTACTTCCTTTGCCGACATTCCCCGCTGCCAAAGCATGACGTGATCGACATCGGCATCTGGAATGCGTGACGGAGGGCCACCGACATACGAGGCCAGTAGTCCACAAACCTGAGCGTTATCTGTCGGACCTGTGGTCGTTACGACTGACGCAACAAGCGCACCGTTGACGTAAAGAGCCCACTTCGCACCGTCGAACGTACCGACAACGTGATACCAAACCTCAAGACTATGAGTGTTTGGATCTGTGACTGCTATTCCATTGTCGGTGGGATTATACGTCTGAAATGTAAAGTTTCCGCCGTTGGAGCGAAGGACGAGCGGTTCAGTCGCACCGTCATAACCTTTTTGAAAATAAGTACTCCATGTCGCGTATGAGTGCTCTTTTGTCAGCGCAGAAACAGTGACCGGTCCAACCGCTTTAAAATGCGGCATCGTACCTAAAGCAAAAGACATGCTTCCGGCTGTGTGATAGGCCCAACCACTCGGGCCGGGGAACCACTGGTTAGACGACATCCCGGCAACGCCAGCGCCGTGCGCCTCGCAGCCAGACGAGTCGATGGCAGTGTTGATTGATCCTTCAGCAAACAGCCACGCGCCCCTCAAACCCTGCGCGAGCGGATGCCCCCTCTGAAGCCGCGGGAAGGGGGGCTTTGCGATCGGCATTAGAGTGCCGTGATGTTGGAAATGTCCGCGTCGACCGTTACGTTTTGACCAGTGTTGGAGCCAGCGATAAGACGCACAGCCTCGACACCGGGTGGAATTTCAACAGAAAAATCTCTGGTAAAAGTGTTGTTGATATCACCAACACACGGTCCACCAAAGTTCATCGCCAAGGTTGGCGATCCGGCATTCCAGTTGTTGGCAACTTGCACCTGAACCTGCGCCGGTACCGTTGGCCCGGTGCTACCGTTGATGAGGCGGAAGTTAACCTGTGCGCCATAGCCACCCGACAAATCAATCCACGAACTTGTTGTATTACCGGCGCTCGCCGTCAGCGTCTGTGTCGCCCAGATACTCGTCCTAATTTTTGTTGCAGCCATTGCGCGTTACTCCTCACGGCGGCAGGGGTGTGACGGGCGGCGCAGTCTGAATGCCGGCAGACACCAGATCCTGACCGGTGATCGCATGCGGGTAACCGGCCGACTGCCACCACGGGATTTTCGGCGTGTCGAAACTGTCAGTGTATGGCTTAAGGTTGGTTTGTGTTTTCGTGCCGGCCGGGAATGTCGTCAGCCACAGCGCGCGCATGTTGCTGCCGGGAGAAAAGTCGATCGTACTGAGCGCAAGATTGCGCTGGATTGGTTGCTGCTTGAGATTAGTCAGAGCATCGTACTCGCCGCGATCGGTGCGGTTGTAGATCTCAGTCGCCGGCACGATCATCTTGATCGCCGGCCCGGTCACCGTCTGTGCGTTGACCCACGTCAGCTTCTGATCGTTGGTGCCGGCCGGCGCCTGCGCCCACTTGGCGACTAGTGCATCCCAATAAGCCATGTGCTTACCCCTAACTCAGCGTGATCATCGGATCGATGTAGATGCCATTGAGCGAAGCCTTCGCCACTTTCGGATAAACCGTAATCAATCCCGCCATACCTATCGAACCTGTCGTGATCGTCTGCTTGAAGCGCCACATTGCCTTGAACGTCGCGCCGCCATCCGTAATCGTGCCACCATCGATAGCTGTCGCATAACCGCCCGGTTCACTACTCGCGCTGGTGCCAGCAATCGTACAAACAAACAAACGCCCGGCATTAGAAGCAACCTTCCTTATATCGCCTACACTGTATGCAGTACTGTTTGCACGTAACGTTGTGCAATCCCACGCTACCGTCGATGCCGTCAGTGCTGTAGCGCCACCTAATGGCGATGGTTTTGTATTGCGGTGATAAGTGCCGGTTGGATATGAAGTATTCTCCAGCGCCTCAACATCGAACCAGACATCGTCATTATTCGGCAGCGCAGAAAAGTCGCGCGGATCAGCAATGCCTTCGACAGCGACGTTGACGGCAGCGCCGGTTGTTATATTCCAGATTGACAACGGCAGCAGTTTGAACTGGAAGTGCCACAGATTGTTGGCGTTGGTGGTCACCAGCCACGAATACGGAGTGCCCTGCGATGCGCCACTGGTTCTAAACACAGATGCTACGGTATGTAGCTCGCCACAATAATCGTACAGATCATTCTTGTAGTTAGTCGCACCGCTGTCACAGTTGATAACATAGATTGAATTTTGCTGCGGACGCAGCGCAGCGGCCACTGTGAACAGACCTGTAATCGCCGGAAGTTTGCAATCTTTAAAAATGAACAGCATGTTGCCGTTGCTGTTACTTGATGCGAGCGTCGTGCCGGAAAATGCACTGAAATCACATCCTTCAAATATCAAATTGGAGTTGGTCAAACTTGGCAGAAATAATTGAGAAGGTGATCCGCCGGCAAACAAAAAAGTGCAATTTATAAGTTTTTTCCACCCGCTAACGATAGGCGACTGCGCTGCGTTTTCGCACGAAAACACACAATTTTTAAACTCTTGATAGGCTGAACCGGCTGCCTGAAAAATCCTTTGTAACGCATTTGTCCCCCGGTTCACGAACGAGCAGTTTTCAAACAAGAAAGTATTGGCACTCTGCGTCAGGATGGCACCGGTTGTTGTGCTGTTGCCGATAGCGCAAATGACGTATAGCCCGTAAATATGTCCGTTACCGTTAAAAATAACATTCGCATCCCCCGACACCATTCCGCCGGTCGCCGTTCCGGTTTTTAGATCGGCAGAAGTCGGAGACGCCTTGGTATGGTCAACAACCCACAGATGGTTTGGCGTGGACGTAGTGCTGAAACCGGGGAAGTTAAAATTTAAATTGGTGGTAGAAGTAAATTCCGTATGATCGTCGCCAACAAATACGTTGTCAGTACCGGCCACAATTGGCCGCGCCAGACACGCGGCCAGCGTCAGGTAGGCATTGGCCCACGATGAGCCGTTGCCTGCCCCGCCTACTCCGCTGGCGCTGCTGACAAAATAATTCGCCATCGATGACCTACTGCAGCGTCAGCACACCGTTGGTGCCGTCGAAGTCGACGGTGAAGGTTTCGGTGTCGTTAAGCGTGATGCTCGAGCCGTAATCGTACGAGCCGACCACCTTGTTCGATGCGCTGCTGTTGTAGAGGACAACGTAGCGGAACGGCCCGATCGTGCCGCCCGCCGCAGTGAACACGCTGTCGGCCAGCACCAGCTTGAAAACACCGCTCGATGTCGCCGCGCTCGAGGTGGTGAGCGTGTTGCCGCCGGCGGTGTAGCCGGATCCTGCTGCCGGCGGCGGGTAAACGCCGGCGCTCCAGATCGTGTCACTCGCCGGCGTCGGCGGCGTGTTGGTCAGGGCGGCCTTGAACACGGCCGTCTGCAGGTTGTGTCCCCCTTTCGACACTTCATCGATGAACGTGTTGTACTTGACGAAGGTCGCCATGATCTCTTTCCCCTATTTGCGCGGCCGCGGCTTGTTGCTGGTTCTGCGCTTGCTCGTCTCTGTGTCGGCCGCCGGCTCTGCATCAAACGTGAAGTCCATTGTGTTGGACAGCATCGCGCCGTTGCGCACCTGCACCGGCACGACATCAGCGCCTTTCCAGACCTCCATGTCGACACCGGTCGACAACGTGCCGTCCTCTTCGTTGAAGGTTGTCGGCTCGTCATGACCAGCAAACACGATCACGCTGGCAGCACTAAAGCCCTCGCCCTCAACATCGAGCGTGAAACTGTCGTCGCCGATCGTGGCAACGTCTGGCACCAGCCCCGTGACATTCGGCATCACATCCGGTTCGGGTTGGTCCGGTATGTTGCTGCCAATCGTCGAGCCTTCCGGCTCATTGATGCTGGCCATGCTGCCCTGGCCAGCGAGAGGTGTATCGCCTTTCGGCTTGGGATCCTCGGTCATGTGAATGTCCAGTTCTGTGGGGCTGTAGTGACGCCGTTGGAGGTGACGGTCACCGGCACGGTGCCGGCCGTCGCCTTCTTCGGCGCGTTGGTGACAGTCAGCGATGTCGCGCTGACGTAGTTGGTCTGATACGGAACGCCGTTGATATTAACGACACTGGCGCGATTGAAGTTGGTACCGGTTGCCGTGAGCAACGTATAACCTGCACCAGAGACATTGCTGGCGCCAGATGCGCCGGTCAGCGTGGGCACAGCCGTCCCCGACAGCGTCGAAGCATGCGAGGCATTCGGTCCCGCCGCGAGCGTTGCCGCGGTTTGCACCGGCCCACTACTGACTGAGGCCGTGGGACATTCAGCACGGCTGCCTGGCGCCGCCACCAACGTCTCGGTGCCAGCTCCCTCATGCGCCACGCTCGAGCTGGCCGGCACGGCGCCGACGTTGTTGACCGTCGTCCCGGTACCGGTGCCAGGGTAAGTGCCCTCGGTGCCGCCGGCCGTGGCGCCAGATCCAGACGCCAATGCCGTAGTGTTTGCAGCAAACGTCGTCAGCGGACCCGCGGCACCGTCATCGAAATAGGGCGGCGGAAAATCTTTCGGATTGACGCTGCTCCAGTTCTTTGGGTCGTTCATCGTGTTCTTGGTGAAGTTTGGCACGTTGGTTGGTGGCGTCCCGCCGGTGCAGGGAAAATTGGTTGGCGGTGTCGGGTTAGGCGGTGTCACGGTCAGCGCATTTTGAGCCATGCGGCCCTCCTGTGGTTAGTCGTATTGATCTTGCCGCGCCAGGTCACCCATGGCGCCATTCCCCTGACTGTTCTGCCACTTTCGATATGCACCCCAAATCACAGGCGAGGCTACCAGCATTTGCGACAACAGGTTGGCGTTTCCACTGCGCAACATTTTATCCAGTGCGTCAGTGCTGATGCCCATGTGATCAGCCTTCTTCTGCACTAGCTCGTGGAAGATATCAGCATAAGACTTACTCTCGCCGGTGATCGCGCTGCCTCTAAACTTGGTGCCGAATAGCTGGCTGGTGTTCTTGATCGTCTCGCGAATACCGGTCCACACATCAGCGCTATAGTCGCGCGGATCGCGGCCGACAGCTCGAGCTGCGTCGCTGACGTGGCCTTTGACGTAATCGTAATCGCCAACACCTCTTTTCGGCGTCCCAGTGTTGATGACGCCTTCCTGGGCGTTGGCAAATATTCCGCGCGCAGGATCCTCGGTAAGACGCGCCCAATGGCGATCGAGCACAACGGCATTGGGATCCCCCGACATCGCCATCGCTTCTTCGCGCACCTTGGCGCGCTGCAGCTGATCGAGGTTGCCAGCCGCGGCCTTGTTCAAGTTGGCAATGCGACTTTGCTCCAGCGGAATTTGCTTGCCTGCGCTCCACGGCCCCATGCCGCCTTCTGGGATGCGGTAATCAGGTTGAATGATCGGCTCGCCACTGATGTGACGCCGCATGTATTCCGACATCGCCCGCATGTTGTCGTACGGGTTCGACACCGGCGCCGTTGCGGCTGAGAAGCCTGCGACTTGCGGCAGGTTCTCGGTGCCATACGCGCGCTCGAATGCAGAGCCGTGCATGTCCCACCACTCTTTGCTGGGAAATTTGCTGAGATAGTCGCGTCCAGTGCCAGCCATCTCATCCATGCGCGCCTTGAACTCGGGCGAGGCAACGAAGTCACGCCAATTGCCGATCGGAAAGCTTTCGCCGGCGCCGACGTTGTAGCCGGCAAGCTGTCCTGTGCGCTCGCCTGTTTTGGTCGCCAAGCGGATTTTATCAACCGGATACTGTTGCGCGACATCGAGGTAGATCTTGCCGTCAGGTCCAACCCAAGTACCCAGGTGAGCACCTTCTTTGGCAAGGGCCGCGGCGTTGGTTGCGGCATGTTGCTCGATCGCAGCTGGGTTAAAACCCTCTTGCGGCACCACCAGGTTGCGTGGATCGGTGTTTTTGTATTTACCGACCATCAACCCCTCTGACGGGATCTGACCGCTCGGCAGGTTTACGGAGTAGCCGCCTTTCTCCATGGTGCCGCCATAGATCGCTTCCGGCGTTGTTGTTGGGTGGGCACCCAGTTCGGCAATAGATCCTGGCGCGAACCCCTTGGCTGGCCCCTTCACACCTTTGGTGACGCCGCCAAAACCGCCAAACAGATCCTGCTCTGGCGAGCTGTCAGCAGCCAATGAAGAAACGACTGCCGGTACGCCACCTCGCTGATAATCAGCAACCCTCTTTGCCTCTGCCTCCTGCATCTTCTCCATCCAGCTTTGCGGCCGGACGTAGTCATACGTTGCCTCTGGCGGTTGCTGCCCCGACAACATCCAATCTTCTGGCGTCAGTCCGCCGACGGCATTCCGCGGCGGCTGCATCTGCGTCTCGTCGGGATAGAGATCCGACCGCGCCAGCTCGCCCATGACATAGTCGTCATCAGCCATTCGGCATCACCGGTCGTTGCGGTTGCTGCATCTTAAACTGCGCCTGCGCGCGCTGCTGCTGCATCTTGTCCGCCATCTGCGCGCGCGCGGCGATGCTCTTCTCGATGTCGGCCTGACCCTTGACCCGCTCGATCTCCATCTCCTGATAGCCCTGCGCCATCTCCATCTGATGTGCCTCACGGCTCTCCATCGCCTTCTGGTTCTGTACCTGCACCTTGGCTTGCTGGTCGCCTTGCTTGCTCGACTGCCGGATCTGCTCGAGCCGCTGTTGGTTAAACAGCTCCATCTTCTTGTGATCGTCTTTCTGCTTCAATTCGGCCGCCTGCATCGCTTGATCCATCTGGTCCTTGTCGCGCTGACGCTTGTCCTTCATTTGCTCAATCTGCAGCGCAGTCTTGGCGTTGATTTGTGCCGGATTGTTATCGGTTTGGTTCTGGCTGCCTTGCTGCTCCATCTGCGCCACCAGGTCATCGATCGCGCCGTCAAGCGATCGACCAGCGCGGAACGGCGCAGTGGCGAATTTGAGCAACTCGCCACAAAACGTCGCGCACTGCGGCTGCGCTGCAATCATTTGCGCAAGCTGTGGCAACAGCCCGCCCAGGACGCCAACGAATTCGGAGCGCCGCTGCTTCTCTGCATTCTCGTCAGCCTGGATGGTGCTGTCGGTTTCAATGTCGAGCACGAATGATTTGGTGCGGTTGTCCTTGAGGAATGCCAGCACCTGTTCGATCGTTGGCTTCTCCTTCAACTTGATGATGGTGCCGCTCGCCGCCTGCTGCATCTGTTGAAATTGCTGGTGCAGCTGCTGTGCCTGCTCGGGATTTTGCTGCGCCATCTGCTGGATCTGCGGCTGCTGGATCATCATCAGTGCTTGCTGATGATGTTGCTGCATCTGCTCGACCACCTGCTGGATCTGTCGCTGCACCATCTGTTGTGTCGGCAACTGCGTCTGCGACATTTCAATCATGGTCACCGGTGAAAACTTTTCGGTGATGATCTCGGCGACAATCTCCGCAAGATCACGAGCCACGCGCACCAGCTCCGACTGCTTGTCACGCACCCGCGTGGAGCCGTAATCGGTTTTGAGTTCTTGCGCGCCCAGTGTTTCTTGCGGATCTGTCTGCCCGCGCATGATGTCGGAGAGGCCAATGATTTGATAAACGTCATCGATCACCTGCTTGCGCAGCGCGACCAGCGCGGTGATGGTTTGCGCAATCATGTCGATGGGCAGCCAGATGATCACCTCTTTGCTGCCGCCAAATGCCGCCCAGTTGGAGATCGGCACGAGCAGCCGGCCGGGCGTCTTCATCTTGATCGCAGCCTGCACTGCATCCGAGATCTCGGCGCCGCCGGCCGGATAAAACCCCTTCGCCTCGAGCGCATCAGAAAGCGCGTGAATTCGCCCCGTGAGCAGGTTCACTTCCTCGAGCTGATCTTTGTATTGCAGCACGTCGGGCACAGGGACGAGCGAGTTGCGCTGGCATGTGCCGTATGCCGGCTTGGGGCACGGGAAGAAATTCTGCAACTCGAGGTGCGGATCGTCCTCGTCCAGGATGTCTTCGCAACCTTCAGCAACCCAGACAACACGCCGCTCGGTCTTGTGCCAGATCTCCCAGAACTTGGCGCGCTCGCGTCGATCGGCGCCGCCCACCTCCTTGGTATCACGATCAACCTTGTAATCAGCCTCCTGGTAGGCGTCGCCGCTGCTCTCGTGGAAGCGTTTGCGCGCCTCGCCCCTGGTCAGATAACTCGCGGCCGCAACCCAGGTCACCTCGTACCAGCATCTCGAGATGCTGTGCAGAAAGTCGCGGCGGTGCTTGAAGTCGATACAGACACGCTCGGTCGAGTAGTAGCCGGCTTGGTCCTGCTTACCTTCATAACGGCACCACGGTACACCGCGGCCGACCAGGGCCACATCGTCACGCAACTGCATCATCACGTCATTGATGCGGGTCAGGTCGAAGGCAACGACCGTGCACCGCTCGAGCAGCTCGCTGGCAGCTTGGGGGACAGCTCGCCTGTCCTTGAACTTGGGCACCACAACGGGGACAGGCGGCTTGGCGTAAATCGACGGTTTGAGCACCTCGCAGTTCGCCCAGAATATCTGGTACTCCTTGTCGCGCGCCATGTTCGACAGCCGCTCGAGGCTCGCATACTGCTTGTCGATCTTGTCGCAATGGTCGTTCCACTTCTCGAAGACCTTCTCGCTCTCGAGCAGCAGGTTGAGCCAGGCCTTCGCCTTCTTGGGCTCGACCGCCGGATTATATTCCAGATCGTCGGCCTTGATGTCGGGGTTGGCCGCAGCGTTTGGTTTCTTAACTGCCATAGCGTGTCCACCCCAGGTAAATGCCGGCCGCAACGACCAGCATCAACAACGCAATCAGCGACCAATCCATAACCAGAAGTCCCGGTTACTTCGCTCTGGCACCATCACGAACCAGCGCCGCAGCTCGTGCTCAATCATCGCGAAAGCCGGTATGGCGCGCCCGAGGCGGATACGCGCCTTCCACCGGCGCTTGCTCGTTCGCTTTTTCATTAACCATCTCCACATCGAAATGGATCGGCAGCAACTGCAACTCGATATCTTCCGGTGTCTCAACAACCCAGCCCACACCAATCGCAGTCCGCACCTGGGTGGTGCCAAACGGCGTCCGGTCCAACGCCACGATGAACGCCGGATTAACCCACACCGGATGCAAGGCACTCTTGTCCTGCTCGAGGCACTGCGTCAGCTTGACCAGCTTCATCAGAACGTCGCCGCCTTCACCGCCCACATCGCAGCGTCCTCATAGTGCGTCTGCGCCAAGCTCCAGAGGCGTTGATGCTCGCCATCAGTCGAGCCCTTGATGCGCAGTTCATCGCACAGATTGATCAACTCGGCCGATCGCCGCTTGATCTCGGCGACAACGCCGCTTTCGCTCGGATTAAACTTCGTTCGTACTCTTGCTTCACCCAATGTCGTCATCTCACACGCTCCCTGGTTGATGCTCATGGGGTGCGTTGACGCTGTGCTCTGCCGTATCGGCGTATGTCCTGCACAGCCACCCCATGAGTATCAGCCGTTCATAGCCTAATCCCCTTACGCTCATCGGCCGGCATCGGAATGTGCCAACCTGGTTCTGGCTCTTCAACTACCTGGCGCCGCTCGGCCTGACGCCATGCGAGCGATAGGTAACGAAACGCCGCGGCCGGATGCGCTGTCCAATCGTGCACGTCGGATTGTCGGAAGGCTTTCTTCTCATCATCCCACTCGCGACGGTATTGTTCGAGCGCGCTGATGCCGGTTTCTTCCGTCCTCGGATGAAACACGCACAACGGCAACGTACGGCGGGCTGCGTTGATGCCGTCCTGAAACGTCGCGAACGGAACGAGTTGGGGTTTGAGCCCCAACGCCGACATGGTTTCGACGCGCGTCTTGCCAGTGCCCCACTCTTTTATTTTCGCATCATGAGGAACATAGTCCGTGCCATGCATCCACCCGTATTTGCGCTCGCGTTCCTCAATGACCGTTGCGTAATGCTCAACGCCGACGCCACTAGCCGCGTAGTGGTCAAGGATGAAGAGTTGCGCGCCGACGATCTGAAACCACCAAATGCTCGTATCGTCTTTCACTCCCAAGTCCCACGCGCGATGTACGAACTGGCCTGGAATGGCCTCAACCTCAACAATTCGCCCTTCATTGCGGACATCGGCCATTTCGAGCGCAAAGTACGCACCCAGGATGGAAGCCTGCCAATCACAATAATACTCTTGAAGATATTGGGCGCGGCCGACATCGGCCCCGTATAGCGCCGTGTACTCCTTCAGCGTTTCTGCGAGAGCAGCCTTAGTGAGTGCATGCGTATCATCAACGGTGAGGAGTTGGGAGAACCACTCTGATGATTGAGCCGAATGCCGAAACATCTCGAACGCATGATTGCGTCCGCGGGGAGTAGTGATGAATGCCGCCCAGCCGTTGTTCTCCTCGAGCATCGGTCGGTGATAGGCCCAGGCGCTTGGGTTGGCGAGCGCCCACTCTGAGTAGACAATGCCGGCGACTGAGGCGCCGACGGTGGCGTTGTAGGTATCACTGCCAATGCATTGCCAGGTTGATCCGTTTCTAAGCCTGATAAACATCTCGTTGTCGTTAGTGCTGTCGCGGATCTGTTTGGGAAAAACTTCATCAATTCTCCTCTTGCCGGTGTGCGCGTTGATCGCTGTCCAGATCGCTTTGCGTGACTGTGCATACTCGGGAAGACAGTGCCAGTAATTTCCGACACGCTCCATCATCGACACCGCAGTGTGGTGCAAGCACACTTCATCTTTGCCAGCACGACGATGCCACACAGCCATCGCGCGCTTACCGTCACGCGCCAAGTATTGCCACAACTTTTCCTGGTGCGGCCGCGGATGCCAGTTGTTGTATGGCACATCGATCTTAAGTTTTACCGTCGTCGTCATCCTTCAACATTTTCCTGATTGTTATTTCGATCGCGCCAGTGCCATCGGCGCCGGCAACAGGCTGGATAGCTTTGCCCCAGCCGCGCTCGAGTAGGATCTGCGCGGCCGCAACACTGATGCTGTTGGATTGATCGGCACCTGGATTAATGACCAGCCCACGCAACCGATTAATGCACAGCGTTGTATGCGATCGCGCGAGTGACCGGACGTCTGGCGGTATTTTCTTGCGCGGCAATATCTTAAGGGATGTCAGTCCCTCTCCCTGCTTGGTGACCATTGACCATGTTGAAGCGGTCCTCAAGTTCGCTAATGCGCTCACGCAGCTGCTCGATCATCTCGCGATCGCGAATGAAGTCGTTTTTGATTTGCAGCGCCAGTTGACCAAAGCCGGATGCAATGAAGGCCTTCAGCTGCTTTTCCATAGCAGCGTAGTAGTCGTTCTGCATGCGCTTACCCCGAAACGAAAGAGGGCGCCACAATGGGCGCCCTCGATAGACTTGGTCAAGTTGTACGGCTCAGACCCAGGCCCCTGTGAGAACCTTCAAGACCTCCCAGGCAAGGCGGCCAACGGCATACAGGGCAAGCAACACAATCGGCACCAGCCCCACTGCGATGACGCCAAAAAACAGAATGTTGGCGATTGTCGTTAACGTCAACATCAACTGTCTCCCCGCTTCCACTTAGGCACTACCGGTTCTTCCTGATACGCCACCAAGGCGCGCAACAACAACGCCGTCGCCGTCGGCACCTCAGCCTCGCCCGTAATGTAGCGCCGCGAGGTGCGCGCGCTCACCCCGGTATAGCGCCCCGCCGCCGCCTGGTTGAGCCCTAACTGCTTGATAATCAACTTATATTGCCGCCCGGTCATCGACCGCTGACTTTGCCATTCAGACATTTTTCTGCTCCTCTGTTGCGATGCCCTGATCTAGGTCACCCAGACCAGCCTGTCAATATGTCAGAACCCACTTGACAGGGGTGACAGGCTGTCCTATATCAGCGTTATTGGTTCATCACAAACAAGGAGCTACCAATGTCCAACCTCTCCAAGACCATCGACGCCCTCGGCCAGATCAAGGCGCAGATCGCCGCGCTCAAGACCAAGGAAGACGAGTTGAAGGCGGCGCTCGGCGACCTCGACGTCGGCGCTTACGAAGGCGACCTGTTCCGCGTCTCCATCACCCAGGTCGATCGCGAGACACTCGACATGAAGGCAGTGCGCGCTCACCTCTCACGCCAATTCATTGCGGCGCACACCAACGTCACCCCCGTCCGCACCCTCAAGGTGTCGGCCCGTACCGGCAAGGATCTCGCCTAATGGAACACTTGACTGAACAACAACGCCTGGATGCCATCGCCACTTGCGAACGCATCCAGGAGCTGGCCCGCCAGCACGACATCGCCATCCGCAACATCGCGCGGATCTTCGAAAACATCGCCGCCGGCCGTGACCCTAAAGACGGCCTCGAGACGCCCTAACCCCTCAGATAGGACAAACACGATGTTTAAAGAAAACCACAGACACCTGATCATAGACGCGCTGGAGTTTCGCATTGAAACGTTAGAAAGGCGACTGTCGAGGCGATGCGATAAGGATATTCGCGAGCTTTGGACCGCCGAATTAGCCGAAACTCGGGAAGCCCAAAAAGCCTTCATCGCCCTTACTGTTCCTCCGGCGATTGATCGTCCCGTTCCATCATGGACTGAATTGCTTGAGCCAATCCCCTAACCAAGCGCAAGGCCCGCTCCTCCACACCCCCGCGACGACGCGGGGGTTTTCCTTTGGCCGGCCCACGCCAGCGCCGGCCGCGCGCGTCCAGGATCGCCGCCTGATGCTTAGGATCCTTCGCCGACATAGCGTTCCACCACCTCGGCGCCGGGGAACTTTCGTTTAATCGCCGCCACCGTCATGAAAGCCTCAGAGGAGGCCATCAGCGTCGCCACCTCGTCGGGGCTGACCCAAACCACATCCTGGCCATGCAGCTCGACCACACGGGCCTGGCTGGCCTTCTGAGTGCCTATCGCCACCTTAAACCCGGTGGTTGGACACACCCCCAGGACGTAGCTGTCGTCAGGGATTTCGGCCGCCTCCATCGCCCTAACCGCGGCCGCATAACCACGCACCAAGGAGGCGCCATGCACCTTGATCTCGTTCATGTCGCCGACCGCACACGCCTCAGCAAACAACTCCTTCTGTTCATGCAGCGCCACCGCCAGGTCATGATCGTGCCGGCGCAGCCCAATCACCGTCCACCGCGCCTCAAACCCGGCGGCGGCCTCGTCAGCCATCGTCCGCCACTGGTGCGCCAGTTTCGATGGCGTCGCCGGCTGGCTTTTGGCCCAGCTTGCGATCTGCCTTTTGTTGTGAGCATCGATATTTTCGTTGCCGCTATCCTGCATTTTTTCAGCCTCCGTTGTGGGTCCGACGTGACACCGTGCACCCTGCTTTCCCTATTATCCCAAAACACACACTCTACGACACACTTCCTACACCCCTATACCTTTTTCTCCTCTTTTCTTACTTTTCTACTGTGTTCTACAGATCTCATATAAAGAAGTGTCACGTGTCACTAAAAGCGAGGTTTCTTAGACTTTTCAAAGGGCTGCATCGGTGACACCTTTGGTGACACCTGAATGCTACTGTCACCTGTTTTGGGGGGGTAAGTGTCACTAGTGTCACCTTCATCGAAGGCCTTTTGCATAGCCAAAATTGACAGCCTGTCCGCCCATGACGAGGGGATCGGCTTGTTCGGTTTTTCGTCGTCGCTGCTCATTCCGATCTTGCGGCCCTTGAGGTTGAAGGCCTCGGTCTTGTGCATGTCCCGCCAGTAGCGCATGCCGTCCATGTTGAGCCCGATGCCGGCGTAATAGCGCCGCGAGTTAGTCCGCAACTCCTTGCTGTTAACGGCAATGCGGGCATCACCAAAGGCCGACAACGCCGTACCGATCGCATCACTCGACGGGATCCTGGCATCGTCGCCCTTGTTTTCCAGCCACCAAACCGAGAAAGCGCCGGCAAAATCCGGTGTTGAGATCATGCTGTTGCGATCGAACGCGACACACTCCTCGATGAAGCCGGCGACCAGGTTGCTGTCGCGTACGACATTGTCGGCCTCAGCCTTGACCTCGTCGGGAGTGATGAAAAACCCGCGGATCAGACACCGCTGCAGACCGGCGATCGCCCAGGCAAGGAGCCCCTCCATCTCGGTGTCGATGACTAGGTCGGCCGGGCCGGCATAGCCCTGCCGCTGTGCGATCGCGGCAACGCCGACCGGGGCGTCCTGTTTGAACTGCTTGCGACAGCGAATGATGATCATGCGCTCGGCCATGGCCCGCGTCGCTTCCTTGAATTGCGGTTTGTGATTGGTGCCCCACAGGATTGGTGCTCGCACCCGGCGACTGAGGAAAGGGCCGTTCTTCACGTTGATACTAATCTCGTCGCCGCTGATGATCGACTTGACCACCGACGAGAAGAACCAAGCGCCCTGGTCGAAGGCCTCGTGCAGCAGCCACGGCCGCCGCTTCTCAAACGGCATCAGGCCGTGCGTCCCATCGAGCGACTTGAACGGCGTCTTGTTGCTATCCTTGCCAAACATCCGCGCCATGACGTCGAGCAGACCGGACTTGGCGGTGTCGTTGGTACCCCAGAACACGAGCGCCTTTGACAGCGCCTTGCCGCGCGCGTCGATGAGGCCGGCGCCGAGGATCTCCTGCAGCAGCGCGATCAGCTCGCTGCGCACAACATCGTTCCGGTCACCGAGGGCGTCGTTCATCATGCGCAGCCAGTTCGGGCAGCGCGCGGCCGGGACGTAATCGCATTCGATACGCCACGTTGCGTAATGCTCGGGCGCCGGCGACGTCAGCTTATTGGTGCGTGGATCCACCAGGCCGGACCTGGTCGGCACCATGCCGTGATTGTCGAAGGCAACGTCGGTGCGGTGCAGCTCGGGCTGGCGCATGATCCAGGCGCGCGCCTCGTTGATTAGCCGCTTGTCGCTCTGCAGCTCGAGCCCCACTGCGCCAGCCTCGAGCTGGGCGTCGAGCCATGCGGTCAGCTCCTTGTCGAGGACCAGGCGCCACAGGTTGTCAGTGTAGCGGTAGTTGCCGTTGCTGGTGAACAGCAGCAACTTGCCGCGCTCGCGCAGCACCTCGAGGACAGTCTTGGCTAGTACGATGTGCTTTTTAGCCTTGTCCTGCTTGGGCGCCGGCTTGGGTTTGGCCTGCGCGCGGGTACGCGCCTCGCCCAGGTCAACGACGTTTTTAATTTCGTCGCTTTTTTCGCGGTCATATTGTCCAGCTTCTTTGCGGTCGGGCTGGCCGTCTTTCGGGTGCTTCTCCAGCCAGGTCAGGCACATCTTGAAGATGTCACGCTCTTCCTTTTTCCAGTTCCACTTCACGCCGGCGCCGGCGGCTGCCTTCCTGGTGGCGGCGAGTAGGGTCTTGACCACCTCGTGATCGAGGCTGCCGCGCTCGAGCAGGGCGGCCGACACACTGAGCTGCGTCGCATGGATGTTGCCCAGCGCCATGCCGGCAAGCAGCGCTTCGACGTCGATCGGCGGCTTGAACCCTTGCGCGGCCGCGGCTGCCAGGAACGGATTGGAAGGCGTTGGAGAAGAAGGCGCGCCGCCGGATGGGTCGGGGGGTCCATCGGCGACGCGCCGCTGCAGGAGCGGTCTAGTGTTGGTTAGTAGCCACCCCTCCAGATCCTCAAGGGAATACCGATTACCGTGAGTAATCTCCGCTGTCACCGGCACCCAGCTGTCAAACTTGGTGTTGTGCGTCCCAGGGAGCCGCATCAGGCGGCTGATCTCGGCGACCTGGGTGTCGCCCCCGAAATGGTCGGCCAACGCACGGAGCGCCGTCTCTAGCCTTTCGCGGTGCACTTGGGCGTCGAGCCCTGCGTGGAACAAATACCAAACATGCAGGCCGTGGCCGGTGTTGACGATGATGCTGGGTTTGAGCTTGGCGTGATCGACTTTCGCACGAATGTCGGCCGCCGGTACGCCAGGATGGTCTTTAAAATCAATATCGGTATAGAGGCCGACACTTTCGGCGATGGTGTCCTTGTTGCGCTTGCCGTTGACAGTGCCGGCGCAAACGAACAGGCCGCGGCCAGGGCGGTCATGCTTGCGGATGAAGGCTGTAACCTGCTCCGGATCCCGCGTCGCCAGCCGGACCTCACCAGACCCGTCGCGCTCGTTGGCAAGACTAGAGAAGTATATCGGCGCCTGTGTAATCGGATCGCCAAATAATTCGGCAATAAAAGCGATCGCTTCTTCGCTCATTGGTCATCCCCCGACAGTAAAACCCGACGAGGCGTGGCGCCTCGCCGGGACGTTTTTGTTGTTGTTAGAAGCGCGGCTTGGTTTTTGCCTTCGCAGCCGGCTGCGCCTTGGCGGCGACTGCGGCAGCAGTGATGACCTTCTTGGCTTGCTTCGCTTTTTTCTCGACGCTCGCCGGCGTGTCGGTGACAACGCCGACCTCGTCTACCTCACCCGGTGTGCGCTCATCGCCGGCCGCTTCAACAAACGCAGACTTCTTCACCCAACCAACAATCTCAAACATCGGGTACTTGATGCGGCCGTACGACTTGTTCTGGTGCATGTACGAGCCGGTGCCGATCTTGATCACCGGGTAGTCGTTGGGGTGCTGACGCAGTTGCTTACCGTACTTCACGCACAAGTCACCGACAGCATTGATGCCGCCTTTGCTCGAGGTGGTGAAGGTGTACAGCTCCTCCTCAGTGCCCTGCAGCAGCAGGTAGTTGGTCAGCTGCCAGGGATCACGGCTGTTGCCGTCGTCGCCAACCTCCCACTGATCCTGATCGTTGTCGCCCAGCTCGTTACGCCGCGGCGGCTGGTAGCCGTGAACAACCTTGCCCATGACGTGGTCGGTCGGCTTGTTCTGTGACCACCGCACCCACCCCACGAGCAGCTCGTCCATGTTGGCGATGAAAGTTGAGCCTTCATCGATCGGCTCGTCATCCTGGCCGGCCGTCCAATCTCCCTTGCTGAATTTAAGCAGCTGGCCAACAATCGCCGTCTGCCGGGTTGCCTCGCCATACTCTTGGAAAAAGTTCAGCCCAGTAGTCCCGACTGCTGTGCTTCCGTTTCCTTTTACGATGTCGTTCATTGCTTAACGTCCTCTGCTTGTGTTCACAGCAGCGATTGCTGCTGCGGATCCCCGTTACCGGGAATTGGTTTGATTTTTATGTAGTCCTCGAGGATCTCCCTCAGAACACGGATCTCCTCCTCGGCGTCAGCTCGCGTCATGCGGCCGGCGCGCACGTACTTTGGGTACACAATTTTGCGCAGCGCCAGTTCACGGGCGAGGCATTTTATTTTGCGGGCGACATCGCTCACGGCGACACCGAAATGGTCAGCCGATCTGTTGGCTCGCCGACAGTCTGATACTGCTCGACGTCGACGCCAGCCTTGGCGGCTGCCTCGCGGATCGCCTTGTTGTCGTAGCTCTCGCGTCCCTTGACGTTCGTCCAGGAGACAACGCCGGGCACCTTGCGCACACCTTTTTCGCGCAGGCGGTTTTTCATGGCGTCTTGTGTGGTCCGCATCAGCGCGTCGCAGGCGTCGCGGCTTCCTTCTGCGGACTTGATGACTTGCGCCATGTCGGTGACCTCGGCGACGAACTGCTTGTCGAGCGGCTTCTCGTCATCGGTGAACGGCAAATTACGCCGCTCGATGCCGCAGGCTTTGGTGAACGGGCAATACTTGCATTCGTGGCCGCCGGCGATCCAGCCCTCGGGCGGGATGCGCTCGAGCGAAGTGTCGGTCATGATGACCGTCGCGCGCCAGTGCGCGGAATTGTAGATGTCTTCGTCAAAGGCAATGACAAACTCTTTGCCCTCGCTCCAGAACGAGGCGTCGGTGTAGGAGAGCAGCGCATGCGTCGGCTGGTAGTGTGTCGTATCGCGGATCAGTCCCAGCTGGACGATCGTCTGGTAGACGTTTTCGGCCTTAGCATCAGTCAAGTTCGTGCGCGGATCCGCGGTCTTGCATTCGGCCGTGACGCAATCGCCGCATGCGATGTCGATCTCTTCGCACTCGTGCTTGTTGAGGTTGATGATCAAGGCATCCGGCGTGGCCGATAAATAATCCTTGGTGAACGTGCGCTGCGATTTGCCGGCAAATTTTAACCGCTTGCCAAAACGCTTGCGCATCGCCGGCAC